ATACGATTTCTTGTAATGTGTTATGACTTCAACATTTAAAGGTTCTTCGTCTAAGGATTCATTATCTTCAACTTCTTTATCTTCAACTTCATCAACTTCTTTATCTTTATCCTCAACTTCTTTATCCTCAACTTCATCAACTTCTTTATCTTCAACTTCATCAACTTCTTCAACTTCATCCTCAACTTCTTTATCTTCAACTTCAACTTCATCAACTTCTTCAACTTTCATCTCAATAAATGAATTATTTTTTTCTTCTAGGAGGTGGAATTTTGAATTTAATCTTTCTATTTCATTATTTTTTTTAGATAATTTATCTATTAAATTTTTAATTTCCTGATCTTGACCCCGAATCATATCAAACTTCCCTTCTTCTTTTTTTTGGACCTGAAGTTCTTTTATCATATTTTCATAATCACAAATAGTTTTTTCCTTACAAGTTAAGAGTTTATCTTTCTCAGTTAATTCGTGACTAAAACGACTATTTAATTGGTTAAGTCTTTCAACTTCTTCAGAAAATAATTTATTTTCCTGAGAATGTTTCTTTTCTAGGTTTTGATATTCATTTAAAATCGCGTTTATTTTATCATTAATTACAGCCTTACAATCTAAAATTTCCATTTAATTTATTATAATAGAATTATTTATCATTATTTTAAATAATTTATTTCAATAAGTATAGGATGTTCCGGAAGAATCATTGTTCACCTGCATCCGTTAAAGCAGGATCATGTTTATCAAAGGATTTATTAGTTAGAATAGGAACAATCATAAATAATATTGAACAATGTGGTAAGATAGATTGTTCACAGAAACCAAAGGAACTTCAAAAATGTATTGGTCAAGAAATACAAAAAATATCCAAATGTGCCGATGAAGCATGTTGGCAAACAATAAATGAGATTATGGGAAAATTATCTCCTGGTGAAAAAGATGAATTTAAATTTAGTTTTAAACCTTTTATGCCTGAGGAATGGAAACGCAATCCCAATAAATGGTTAAATACATTAGACATCGATAATGTCCTTGATAGGTATGAAAGGGGGTATGATAAATTTAAATATTTTGGAGCCACCCCAATTGATTTTGATAAAGAAAAGGCGGATGGTTCTTGTTCTGTAAATGATATGTGTAAAATCAATGTGAAGAATCTATTGGATGAGGGGTATGAATCGTGTGGTGCTATATTTAATACGGATGATAGTGATGGTGGTGGGGAACATTGGTTTTCTGTATTCGTGGATTTCAAGGGTGTGAATCGCAAGAATAAACCAAGTATTTATTATTTTGATTCCGTTGGTTCCTCAGCACCAGATGAAATTGAAGATTTAGTTGAAGATTTAATTGGCCAAAGCAAAATTCTAGTTAGCAAGAAAGATAAAAGGATCCCTAAGGAGTTAGATGTTCTATATAATGACATACAACATCAACATGGAAATACTGAATGCGGTGTATATAGTATTCATTTTTTAACAGAGATGTTAAAGGGTAAAAGTTTTCAAAGATATATTAAGAAGAAAAATCCCGACAAAGAAATTGAGAAATTTAGAAAAAAATTCTTCATTGAAAAAACAATTATTTAATATTCTTTAAAAAAAATATATATATTACTATAATAGAAAATGGATGAAATTGATATGCAGTCTGTGCTTTTAATATTTTTAATAATGTTGGTTATGGTGATCATGTATTTTGTTTATAGCGAAAATAGTAAAGCCTCGGTTATTTCACAAAAGATTTCCAACCTAAAGATGGATTGCCCGTCTTGTCCTGATGTAAAATGCCCTGTAGCGGTTTGTCCCGAAAATAAAGAATGCCCTACATGCCCTACTTGCCCAAAAGTATCGTGCCCTACTTGCCCAAAAGTATCGTGCCCTACTTGCCCAAAAGTATCGTGCCCGATTACAGATTATCCGAGTGTTGATGATATTATTAGTGGTATTTTCCCGGGGAGAGATCCAAGTATCCGATTCGGAGGAAATTACTTCCCAGTAGATTCCATTACCGAATCATGTCCCACACCCGGATTACCCTACAATAATACTCCCCCAGTTGGGAGTAATTTATCGGATATATCATCTTCAGCGGATACGACATTACCAGGTAATGTCTCTTCTGCGATGCCACCACTGATGCCACCCGCTATGCCACCTGCTATGCCATCTGCGATGCCACCACTGATGCCACCCGCTATGCCACCCGCTATGCCATCTGGTGGGACAACTCAACCATAATTTTATTTTTTAAAATATAGTTACTATTCATAATGTCTTTTCTGAAAAGAGATAAAATAACATTAATAGTAGGGTTGTTGTTTTTTGTTATATTATTCTATAAGATAGTAACTATGAAAAAAGATGAAGACATCCGAAGAAAAGAATTAAGGATGAAATATTATTTATAAACAATTTACTTAGAATGGTATTGAGTTTATAGTTTCCCGTTTAAATAATATTTTTTAAAAAAACTTTTTATTTAATTAATATGTCTTTGTATGAACAATATTATTCCAAAACAAATAAGGATTATATGTATGGTGTGCTTCAAAAAATAATTAATGATGAACATGAAATAGATATTAGTGGTAACTTTGTAGTTAAAGATTATTATAGTTCACAAATTGATAAAGTTTTCAAGAATAATAATGTTGATAATATCTCAGATTTAAACCGCATCTTGCTTGATTCGTGTATTAACTATTTTACTGAAAACTTTATCAACAATGATGATTCTATAAAATCAAATATCATTGAAGAGAATACAAATGTGATGCTATCTAGGGGTGGTGATAATGGTCGTGATAATAAATCAAGCCTTCTGGAATATTCTCCAATTATTCCAGAAGAGGTCCCATTTTCACCCGAATCTATAGAGGAAAGAAAATATGAACCTTTTTCATTTAATTCGATTAAGAGAACAAACCTCCAAAGTTCTCGTTATAATTATAAGATTAAGAATGATAGAGATAATCAAATCAATCATTTATCCAAATTATTTATTCCGATTGAAAACAATCATATTTTTAGTATGCCCGTCCTAAAAGTCAAGTTGCCTGATTTTAAAAAAGAAATTTTATTGGAAAGAAAAGAAAAAGTAGAACATAATAAAAGAATATATGGAATATATGAACCAATTGAAAACGTAAAGCTACCTTCATTAGAAATAGAAAAAATAAGGGTTAAAATCACGGACATAAGTGATGTCGAATATACTCATAATGATATTTTATCTGTAAATATTATTGAAATTAAAGATAATTATCTCATTTTTACTTGCTCGAATATTTATAAAAATGATTATATTACAGGAGATTTTATTAAAATGATAAATCATAGAAATCATAATTTAGATGAATTATTTGTTTATCCATTAAGAATAAAAAGAATAAAAGAAAACATCATCGTTTGTGAAATAAATGATTATTGTGAATATGAAAATAAGACCTTAACAAATATTGATATGAAATTAATTAATATAAGTAATCAGAATATTATTTATTTTAATCTTTAGATTTTTAAGAAAAATTATAAGAAAAATTATAAGATCAATCATCACTTTTAATAAAGATTTTTTTGTTCCTAACATAAATAGGTTTCATGAATTTTCCAGAGTAATTATTTTCTTTGAATTTTTCATATTCATATAATTTCAAAACCTTTGATTCAGCTTTTGGTGAGTAAAATAATCTTTCATCAATATTATATTTAATAATATTCCCTACTAAATTATCCTTGTCTTTAATTTCATCTAAGTCTGGGAATATTTCCTTATTTATTTTATTTTCCAACATTGTATCACTTGCTTTGTAGATTGTTTGAAATACTGACAATTTACTTCCTAATTGTTTATTTAAATAATGATCTTTACCCTCATAATAACCAAATGATTTAGTAGACTCATCATACTCACAAACAAACTTACCATTCTCTCTGATATATCTGACATCAACATTATCATCGGCATTTTCCAAACGATAATAAATGAATATATCTTTATTATCTTTTTTGGCAGATACCACATATATATCTGGTTGAATTACATATTTAAAAGTGGCCTTGAATTGTTTCGTATCTAACTCATTTAATCTTTCTGAAGTAATCCCTGGAAAATGCGCATTTTCCGCCGAAATTTTATCCGAGAATCGTAGGCATTTTTCATTTAGTTGAATATCATCGCGTGTATTTTGAATACAATCAACAGATGATTCTTTGATGATATCTGTAATTTTTAAACTAATTTTATTTTTTTTCTCCATGGTGTCGAACAAGAGTTGATCAGATGTTCTTCCATGTGTTTCTTTTTTCATCGATAAAATCTTTTGAATTGTTTTATAAGCCTGTTGATGTTCATTAACTAATCGTGCTTTGATATCTGTACCATCTTCAATACCGTTTACTTCTTCCCATTTTAATTCTTTTAAAGATTTAAATATCTCTTCAACTGTTTCACCTTCGGGTAAGAATGATAGATATAAATATTGTTCTACATTTCTTTTATCTTCTGGTAGTAATGGTGGTAATAAATTTCCATCCTTATCTTTATCAGAACCAATATGAGACTTCATACGGATCGCACGCCCGAAGACCTGATCAATACGGATAACATTCCAGAATGGTTCCATAATATGAACCTGTCTTACACCCGTCAATGAAATACCCTCTGCTCCAGAACTAGAAATAAGCATTATTTGGATAAATTCACCATGGATATTCTCTCTATGATTGTATGATTCTTTATTAATACGTTTTTCATCCTTATTTTGATGACCCGTGATAAAAGTATATCTTTTCTTTTTAAGATTTTTTTCTATTAATTCATTTATATTTTGTTTTTCTGGTTCATATTTTTCATATCCATTCGCAATTAAGATTTTCTCAAATACTCCTGAACCAGCATCTTGCACGAAATCACTATAATACAAAATCTTACCAGTCGGTGATTCACCATCGATAAATTTTTGGATATTTGTTAAAATATTATAAAACTTGGGAGAGTATAAAGCTAAGTTTTTATCATATGATAAATTACCATTTTGTAACATTGTATCATATGCTTTATGCTTCATCTCTGGCGAAGACCCTGGTTTTCTAAACGAGTCATCGTCATAAACAATATTACAATTCTGCCTTGTTCTAATACGATAATGCCATTTCCCATCATCGTATATATTATTTCTTAAATCTTTTTGTTTTTCACTTGTATAGACCTCATTATACTTTATCCACTGAATAGATGACATATAGCACGGGATAATGTTAATGTTTTTTGCGATTTTATAGTCTTTATAGATTGGAAGGACTTTCGCTTCAACTATTTCAGGCATATTAACAATTGATGAACGATCTATTGGATAATATGATGTTAATCCCATTAACATTCTTCTTAATAGAACTTTCTTTTTAGGATAAATATCGAACGAATCATCAAAGAAATACTGCATGAATGTTTCATTATTAGTTAAATCAATGATAGAGTTATCCTCATAAATATCAAATAATTTTTGTTTGCGATTGAAGATTAAATTTAATTCTTCATCAAAAATTTTAGGTTTTCCTAGTTGAATCTCTTTGATCTCGCTTTCTGATAAATCATCTATTTGTTTTTTAGTTGGGGTAATCGTTTGGTATTTTTCCAATCCTTCATAGATTTCATCCATAAATTCCTTAAATGTATGGTTATTATATTTAATTGTCTTAATTGTTCCATCTTCATCCATGATAGATTCAAAATTAGTCTTATTCTTAATAAATGATACAACAGTTTTACCACCTCGTTTTGAAACATGTAGTTGCTCAATTGAAGAATTAGTTTGATAGAACTTTTCTCGTAACTCTGTTTGTATTTCTTCTTCTGGTCTGTCTGTTTTTACAGAAAATTCATAGATACTAATACTTCCTCGTAACATATTATATAAAATTGCAATTTCTGCGGGACGATTAATCACAGGTGTCCCTGATAAAAATATAATCTTGACATCTTCTGCATTTACAATCCAATTATAAAAAACGGTTGCTGGTCCACTTTCATTAATTATTTCTCTAACAAAATTATGGACTTCATCAATAATGATCACTTCTTCATGAAACGGCGAATATGTCGAGTATTTTTCAATATTATATTTATATTTTTCAGTTAGTCTTTTCACTAGTTTCTGATTTTTTGTTTTATATTCTTTCTGTTCTTCATCAAATTCTTGAACATTGAATTCCTTAAATTCGGAACTACTCACCGCAGGGAATGGATTGTAATGGATAAAATTGTATTTTGATTCAACTAAAAAATTGATCTCTTCATCAATAAATAATTTCTGAATTGGTGTTAGACTTTCACAACGTCCATTAAATTCTTCTCCTTCTTTTAGAATAGGATTACCAGATGTTGTATAAATAAGCCGATGTTCTTGAAAATCACTCTGTAGGAAAATACCTTTGATAGATTCTAATTCTTTCATTAACTTGCCAACTTGGTTGGAATAATCGGAAGAGTCTTCTAAGTTTGCTTTTAATTTGTTTTTAGTTTTTGTAAATAATGATTTAATTAAAGGGACATCAATACCATACGTTTTTGAGATTTTTCTTCTCAATTGTAGATCATCTTCAATTTCTTTCAGTGTAAATAATACCCAATTATTTTCATCAACTTTAAATAGAGAATCACCCCATCTCTTAACTTCTTTGATATATTCTGTCTCAAGTGAAGCTGGTAACATTGTATAGATAGGCATTGACCTTGATAATCCTTCGGCTGTGATAACAGATGTTGCTGATTTACCGGTCCCTAATCCATGATAAACTAATAATCCTCTGAAAGGTGTTTCTATAGATAAGTATTGTTTTATGAAATATTGATAAATATTCAATTCATCACTATCCAATGATTCAACTTGTTCTTTATAAAAAATATTATTTACCCAATCAACAAATGCTTTTCTTTGAGGTAAAACCGTTTTGATATCTTTGAGAGATTCTATTTCTTCATATTCTTCTTTCTCCACTTTTTCTACTTTCTCTTTTAAAGGGTTTTCACCAAATTTCTTTTCTAATTTTGAACATAATTCCAACCAAGGCTTTGTTGGTGCCCTTGTCCCATCAGGAGTTCCTTTGGGTCTTATCCGATTGACAATTCCTTCTACTTCTTCTTTCTTTTTTTCAGGATCATATTTCGCATAAAACCTTGTTAAAATGTCAACTTGTTCTTCAAATGAATATTCCCCCCCCTCTTCTTCTTTATCTTTATCTTTATCTTTATCTTTATCTTTATCTTTATCTTCTTCCTCTTCAGGGTAATCTTCAGGGAATGCTTCTTTTAATTTACTTTCTTTTTCATCTTTATCCCAATCAGGATAAATCCATTTCTTCTTCGCATATTTTTCTGGTTTTTTTTCCTTTAAAGCGAGTATTGTTGAAAATGTTTTTATAATATCTCTATCAACTTCTTTGATATCTTCATCATTGAATTTATTTTTTTTAATATCTTTTAAAATTGTTTTATCTAAATAAATAACATCTCCTTTAAAATACTTTAAAAGAATAACATATTGTTTATCACTAAATTCAAAATCAGACATAACTATAATATTAGTAATAATAAAATAATATTATTCAGTTATAACATTAAAATGGATTAGAGCATTCTTTGATGCTTGTTTTTCACAGATTTTTTTATCTTCGTCTGTTGCGTTGCTTATTATTTCACCTTTCATTTTGATGATTGTCGAATATAATCCATTATCTAATAATTCTGTAGTAAATTCAGGTTTACCATTAAATGATTTATCACAATACCTTATAATTTGACCTTTATAATTATTATCTTTCACCAAGATATCTGTAAAATCAACAAATTTTTCAATAACCTTTATAATAAAATCATTTGCAATATAATAATCATTATCTAGGAAGACAGCGGCAATAAATGATTCAAAAACATTCTTTAAAATCTTGAAATTATTACGACCATCACAAGATTTTTCAATATGATCTGAAATAATTAAGAATTTTTGAAATTTTAGATCTTTAGATAATTGAAAACACATATCTCCACAAACAAGACGTGCTTTTAAATCTGATAAAAATCCCTCAGATTCGTCGTGGATCAATCCAAATCTTTGGTAAATATAGGAACATATTGAACTTTCTAGAATCGCGTCTCCAAGAAATTCCATTACTTCATAAGATTTCACCTGTAAATCTAAATAATTATTATCATTATCATAATCACGATACGATAATAATTTAGTATAAGAATTATGGACAAAAGATGTTTGATATAAACTTATATCATTAATTTTAAAATCATTCATATTAAGAGATTTCATAATATGTGTGACATCGGAAGATTGGATTAAAATATTATTAGGATTATAAGGATTTGCTTTAAACTTTCCTTTCGTATATTTTTCCATTAATTTATTATTATTTATTATTATTATTTTAAATAAGTATCAAATTTATGCCAGTGGGGTGGCAGGCATAGAACCATTACCATCATTACCATTTAATGCACCTCCCTGTGGACGGGCATTGCATACCGTTTCATCGTCTAATGATAATCTTGAAAGATCCGGGGCAATCGTAGAGTTCATCCAGGGACTCACTTTAACTTGGGGGTTCTGTGGTTCCGCGCGGAGATTTAAGTTGGCGTTTCTTAAACTTTGACCAATAGTATTCACGCCAACATGAAAGCCAGCATCTAAAAAGTTTACACCTTTAAGGATACCTTCTCCAACAGGGTAAGTGTTATTAAAATCTTGGATTTGTTTGGATTCGCCCGAAGGTAAAAGGTCACCCGGACCCAATGTATTCTGGGGGTAGCATGAGGTAGGCGCTGTGGTAATACCGGAAACAGGCATATTCATTTCATTTCCTAATTCCTCGGAAGCAACAACTCCTTGAGCAGCCGCTTGAACCGATGGTTGAGCCATAGGTTGAGCCATAGGTTGAGCCATAGGTTGAGCAATCGGTTGTTTGGGTGCGTCATCATCATCAGTACCAAAACCTAAGAAACCTTCTTTAGTATCTATGAAAGGTAATTTGATTCCACAAACCTCTCTTAGAACGTATAACCCGACGAGTAAAAGAACACCATATATCATTAATTGTTGACAATCCATTTTTATATATATAAAACATAAAAAAAATTTAGATAATTTATTTAATTATTTAATTATTCATCCTGTTCTATTTTTTTCATTAATTCCTCCATTTCTTTTTTCTTCAATTCAATTTCTTTTTGAATTTTCTGTTTTTCTTCTTTTTTTTCTTCTTTTTTAATTCTTTCTTCTTCTTCTTCTTTAATTCTTTTTTCTTCTTTAATTCTTTTTTCTTCTTCTTTAATTCTTTCTTCTTCTTCTTTAATTCTTTTTTCTTCTTCTTTAATTCTTTTTTCTTCTTTTTTTATTTTTTCTTCTTCTTTATTTCTTTCTTGTTCATTTTT